ACTGAGCACGACAAAAACCCAAGTCAAACAGGTGATTCCGAAACCGATTGGCCTCCGAACGTTGCTTCTTTAATCACCACAGCGGCATGGGCGAGAGGCACATCTACTTCGGAACCATCTTCATGCTTGCGTACATGGACATTACCTCGTTTATACGTCAATGACCCCTTGAAGTCACTGAAGTCGAGGACTTGCCAACCACTGTCACTCATTTCTTCATTTCACTTCCCAACATATTGGTAGATGAGCTGCGCTATGGAGTCGAGGACGCCCAAGCGCATCTCGGCGGATAATTTTGACGTGGCCGCTACTGAATAGTTTGTTTACAGTGATAATCCAACTACGATTATCAATAATCTTTTTAATTTCGGGATTGACGTTAGGTTTTAATCCCTCTTTGCTGAGGTAAAGAGGTCGGAGATTCAATCGGGTAACTGAAGTTAAGCCAGCAAGTCGCCATCGATTGACAGGACCATATTCTTCTCGCAACTTTACAATTCCGGGAGTATCAAATGATGAGGTATCAATGAGTAGTTCATCATCGCTGACCAGCCAGCCCAAATATTCCGCAGTGCCATTCGCTAGCGCTTTGCGTAGTAGTGCTTCACATGTTCGAACACTAATAGTTTGTGGCTTGAGCTCTACGGTGAATAGGTCTTCTTTGCGGAATTTGAGAAGATCAACCGTGTACACCTGCATGAGACAATATTTGTATTTTTTGCCACTGGGAACGCGGAATAACCGCACATGATGATAATTACTTCCCAGCTTGGCGAATCCATCCCGAATGGGAATGGATGCAGCGGCTACTGGGAACACCGTGATTTCATCGGAAGCCGTAAGATGTGTTCCATGAATCCGAATCGTTCGATTTGGGTTTTCCGGCAAGCCAGTCTTGGGGTCATAATCTGGGTCACGGGTCAACGCGCACCATAGGGCTTCGCTGGATGCCCGATCAATATCTGTAGTAGAGATTGCGTCACCCACCTTGAGCCGGGTTAACTTGCCAATCGTGTCTTCATGTGCCGCACCATTGCCAAGCCGCAGACGCAGGTTATGCATAACAACAATGCGATCTTGTACGAGTGCATTATTCAATAGTTCTGCTAAGGCCTGCATGCGGTACTTCCACTTGGTCCACTCAACCTGATGCACATGATCCGAGCCAGTAAATTCCCGCCATTGGGGCGCTTTGCGGCGCAGCTCCTGGTCGAATTTCATATTCGACCGTAGTGCTAGCGTTTCCGCAACATAATTCGACGTGAACGCAACAACCGCGGCATCTACCGCGTGATGCCGGCGATCCAACCGCGACTTACCCTTACCATCGACGAATTCCAATTTGCCGGAAATACCCGAGGCCCTTCGTGCCTCAGCCGTCAAAGCACCCTTATACACCCGGACTTTTGTGTCACCATCCTTGAACTTTTGCGCAATCCGGGAGCGGAGCTCATTCGCCATCCACGCCACGGATTCCAAGGAACGAGCATCAATCGGCTCATCGGTGGCCTTACGCCGTAGCCGATCGCACACTTGCTTACGGAACTTATCAAATTCAGGTTTACGCAGGCCAGAATCCGTAACCCAGTGGTGAGTTCGTTCGATCGCTTTTTGAACAGAGACACCAGGTCGAGAGGTATTTTCTGCCCACACCGCAAATGCGATATTAGACTTTGAACTGTTGCACTCACGGCACACTGCGACGAGATTATCCCTGGTATTGGTGGAACCTTCACCCGCTTGTGGGATGATGTGGTCCATTTCAGAATTCTTAAAGCTAATCTCTGCTCCGCAGTATGCGCATTTACCATTCTGCCGTTGGATTGATTGAAACCGCCAGACATCTGCACGGCTTGGTCGACCCTCGATGCCTAATTTTTCCTGCATCTCGGCCACCACTTTTACATTCCGCTTTGCACGCTGTTGATTGTCCCGGTCAAGTTCCCGCGCACTTGATTCACTCATGAAAGCAGCCCGTACGTGCTCAATATTGACAGACTTTGGGGCACCCCACTGGCGTTCCGCCGCGTTTAACCACCGAGCCGTTGCCTTCAGCACCCGATCAACCGCAGGATTTCCCACCCGCTCGCCGATTTCCGGTGCCGGCGGTGCCCAATCATTCGAAATCTTAAACTCTGCCTGCCGCGCCTCATATAAATCCATGCCCTCGCCAATCATGCGTTTGGTGAGGCGATCAAGAGTGTCCTCGCTATAGGCTGCGCGACCAATGGGCAGGTGAAGCCCATCAAGCTTCTCCTGATCCTCGTCAGAAATACCGAAAAAGAACTCCTGCACTTGGGCGCCAGCCTGGGAATCAAAATCATCCACCTCAGCGTTCGACAACGCCTTCACCATGGCTGCCCGGGCATCGGCGTCGGCAGACTTCCACCACGTGGCAAGTGGCTTAATCTTCGTGTTTTCCATGATCCGGTTAGTATCGTGAACCGGTGGTTTAGCCCCGGCGCGCTCACCATCATCAGTCATGATTGCGGTACCCACCAGGTTGCCGCGGTCGATCTTGAGCTGTTCCGCAACCAGCTGCCACGTGGGCTCCTGCTTAGCAGGCAAGCTCCGCAGGTAATCGAAAACCAGCCTGGTTTCCTCGGTGGTGAGGCGCCGATTCCCCTTACCGCCGCGGATCCGCAAATTACCGATCAATGCCGCAATACGATACTGCTGGAACGCATCCGATGCCTTCAGTGCGCGCTTCTTCGTGGGTTGCAGGGGATCCTTACCCACCTGCTCTGCGGCTGAACCCTTCGGAGACTCGGCCGCAAACACGTGGTCAATGATCTGCCTTACCAGCTCGTTGGAAAGGCCTTGAACCTTGGCAATGGTATGAATCTCGTTGGCATTGTCACTTTGTCGTGGCCTGGCCGCTAACAGACTATTCTCGCCACGCAGCCTTGTCTTGCCCAGATTCATGCCGGTTACCAGTTGGCCTACCGTGATGGTTTCCGGGATGGTTCGCCCCAGCTGCTTCGCGCATTCCTCCTGCATTGCTAAAAAGGCATCTGATGGTTCCGTCACGGTATACAGGGCAGTGACCTTGCTGTAGGGGTTGCGCCACCCTCGGTGCCTGGCGATATGGCGCAGGGCAATGGACAGCTTTTCGCCCAGTTCTTGCTGATCGGTGATGGCGGTGGTGGCCAACTCGGCCCGCACCCGCCATGGGTAAAACGGGTCCTCGTACTTCTCAAACTCCTTGAGCGGCCAACCCTGGGAGCTAATAAACTTGTCGAGCTTGGCAAGACGCTTGCGTTTCCGCCGATAAAGCCGCCGGGTTCGCCGGGCTATGCCCGAGGTCGCTAGTCGAGTAGCGGCGGATTTGGCGCTATCCGGGTCGACACCTGAGTCGTGGATGAGGGAGATAGCGCTGAGGATTTCCGTGGGTTTTCCATCATCATCGATGGCGATGGCCGCCATGCCAAGGGAATAAGACCCAACGTCGATTCCCACCCGGTAGTTCACGTTTGCCGAGTTCAAGGCGAATCCTTTCGTAAAAAGAAAGCCGACGGAGGTAAGTCCGTCGGCTGGAGCATTCTGCGCCGGAAACTAGCCGACACTTACTGAGGTTCAACTCTGCAAGCAATGATAAAAGGAAAAACCTTGATTCGCAAGACTTATTTAGAAAATCGCAAATAGGGGTAATTGAGGGGATAAATTACTGTGCAAATAACTATACAAAGTGGCGGAAGTGACAAGGCTCCATAGGGGTAGAAGTTTTTCTTTAGGTAAAATCCCAGTTAATGTTGACATTTCCACTATTTGGTTGGGAAAATTGTCCCAGATTTGTTGAGCAATTTATTCGTACCATTTTTGCTACATATTTGGTTATTTATAAATTATTCATCTTATTTTCCGCACTTTAGAGCGTCGTAAAGCTGCTACATGACTATCTTGCTAGCCGCAATTTGGTGTGACAATTTGTCATTATTGCCGCGATTGGGTGCTACTCAACACCAGGGTGTTGCGGGAGATGCTTGTCCAGAGCCCCCAATTCGGGTGTACCAATCAGTATTATGGGGCCCAACTACCACCCCAAAATAGCAAATATGCTGGGGTTTTGCATAATTGGAGGAAATGCGATGGCAACCGTACTAGATTACAGCGCCGGGGTTCCCCAGGCTGCCGCCGTCCGTGACGCCGGATACGACGGCGCGGTGAGATATATTAGTCCGCCGCGTGCGGATTGGATGCGCGGAAAACCCATCCAACGTGCCGAAATTGATGATTTTCATGTTCATGGCCTCGACGTGGCTTTCGTCTGGCAATACGGAAAAGAGGCCGATTCCGACGTTATGCGCGGCCGCGACGGTGGGCTTGCCGATGCTCGCGCCGCCAAACAAAAACTTGACGAGCTCGGCTGCAGCAACCATCCCGTGTTTTTCGCCGTGGACTTTGCCATCACGCTCGAACAGTGGAACGTAACGGCGGTCGAATATTTTCGGGCCTGTTGCGAAATCCTGGGGCGCGAAAGAGTCGGGATCTATGGCCATTCCCGCGTAATCAGTTGGGCGGTCGAGGACGGCGTGATCGCCAACTTGGGCGGCGGAAAACACCTGGCGTGGCAGACAATCGCCTGGTCATGGGGCGAATTGTCTGATGAAGCAGTCCTGTTTCAGCGGGCTGGTCAGGTCACCGTCGGCGGTATCGAATGCGATGTTAATGACGTCTGGCACCACTACTGGGGCCAAAAACCCGTGTCCGAAGTTGCGCCACAGCCGCAGTCGCAGCCCGAGTCGTCCGGGCCGATCGTGGTGCGCTACGATGCCGACTTCACCGCGGACATGCCGGGCGTGGGTTACCGGTCGATCGACAGTATCCAGTCGATTTGCGTCCATACCGTGGAATGTCCGCCGGAACGGGACGGGATTGCTGTGGCCCAGTGGCAGACAAACCCCGCCAACGGGTCAAGCTATAACGTGCTCGCCGGCGCCGACGGCATTTTAATTTTGTGCAATACAGATGATTTTATGCCGTATGCCGCCGGCCCCACCGGTAATGCCCGTTGTCTCCACATCAGCCTCACCGGTTACGCGCGAATGAGCCGTGAGGATTGGCTTGACGACGATGCAAAGCTGCGGCGGACCGCTGAACAGATTGCCAGCTGGTCGCAACTGTACGATATTCCCCTGGAATTTATCGACGCCGACCGGCTGCGTGCTGGTGCCCGCGGCGTGCACGGGCATGCTGAAATCTCCGAGGCCTGGCGCGAAGTCAACCACACCGATCCCGGCCCCGGATTCCCCTACGACGTGGTGCTCGGCTACGCCCAGGAACTCCGTAACACCCGCCAACCCAATAACCCCACCCCAACACCCACCCCGGAAACCCCGGAGCAAGGAGAAGAACGGATCATGATTCGCTGGATTTTAGACCAACTTGTCGGCCCCGAATGGGACACCAAGGGGCCACGGTTCACCGGGTGGAAAGCCACGGAAGGCAAAACTTTTGTCGACTTCGTTGCCGGCAAGATTCGGCTGATCCCCGAAATTGCCCGGACGGTAGCGACCCTGCCAGAGCGGTTGGACCGGATCGAGAAGATGCTGACGGAGCTTCAGAAACAAAAATAGCTGCCGCGGTGGTGGGGGACCGGCGGCCCGAACTTGGCGGTGCGTCTGGTCGGCCCGGCGAGTGGCGGGCGGTTCCGGTAGAGTATCGAAAAACAGTTCGCTTCTGCGGGCCTTGGAACTACCAAAACCGTCACGAACAAAAATTCGAATTCCTGCGAATTCGGTGCCTGCATAACACCCACCATGTTTCACAAACGTAAAACCCCACCGACTCGGCAAAACGCCTGGCAGTGGGGTTTCAAACGTGCCTCCAGCAGGATTCGAACCCGCGACCAAAAACCCCACCACCAGCAAAAACGCCATCACGAACCCTAGGCGCCACGACAATCCCACGACGCCTGCAAAACCCCATCCATAGCACGCGCAACCTCATCCAAATCACCGTCAAAAAGATCCGCATAAACATCCAACGTCATCGCCGCCGACGCATGCCCCAACTGGCGCTGCACAACCTTCACACTCGCCCCAGACGCCACCATCAACCCCGCCGCCACATGCCGCAAACCATGCGGCGTCACCCATGGAAAATCCGCATCAGCACCCATAGCACGCTGCACCGCACCATAAAACCACCCATCATAACCAGGCACCCGCATAAACCCACCATCCGACTCCCTAGGCCACAACAGCGCATCCCTAGCCTTCCCCTCCATCAACGGCACCAGCATCTGCATCACCCTACGCGGCACCGCCACCGTCCGCCGCTCATGATTCTTCGGCGTCCCCACATGCACCTCATACCCCACCGTCACAGCATTACGAGTGATACTAAGCCGGCCCCTAGCCTCATTCACATCACACACTCGAAGCGCCACCGCCTCACCCCACCGCAAACCAGTCGTCGCCAATACCCACACAAGCTCCTGGTAACGGCTACACTGATCCACTAAAAACTGCACCTGGCTCGCCGTCAAATACACCTTCTTCGACTTAGCGCGCCGCGGCAACCGCACACCCCGCGCCGGGTTTGCTCTCAGCAGCCCGTCCAGCACCGCTAAATCCAACACCTGGGCCAGGCAGGCGTGGGCGTGCCGAACCGTGGCAGCCGCACGATCAATGCCCGCCACCCACTCCTGCACATCACTCGGCCTCACCCCCATAATCGACACCTCACCCCACTTGGGTCGCACATGCACCCGCCATGACTGCTCAGTCGTCCGCATAGTTGACGGCTTCAAATGAGTCTGCATAGCAAGCCACCGATCCCCCAATTCCCCCACCGTGATAGCTGTTTTCGTTGGTGCCCGCCACTGCCCAGCATGAATATCCGTCGCATTCTTAGCCGACCAAGCCTCCGCCTCCGCCTTAGTGCGGAACCCCTGCTTCGTGCGGCCCCGACCATCAGGCGACCGATACTGCACCCGCCACGCATACCCCCTCGCTGTTTTGTATTTACGAATCGACGCCATCTTTGTTCCCCTCGCTCCTTGTTCCCGAAAACGGCCCCCACCAAATCAGCAGGGGCCACAAAAACTTACAGACCAATTACCGGCCCAACATTGTCCACACTAGTGTCCACCAATCACCACAGGTCAACCCGTAAAAACAGGGCAAACTGCCGCATTAACGCCTGCAACATTGTCCGCATTACTTGCCAAGATCAATGTACTTCAACTGATGATAACTTTGCTGAACATCACTAACCCCCAGGAACCCATGCCCAAACCCCGCAGGCACCTCATAAACCCACGTCATCGGGCTATCAAACCCAGGGTTAAGCGAATCATTACATTCAGGATTGCCAATAACATTACGAAGGTCACGGATCGGGTCGAATTGTTGCCCTTGTTCGTTAATAAGAACAGCTCGAACATCAAACATGCAGGTTAAGTCCCAGCTATGGGAACTCATGTTCTTCACCCGAGTCTTCACAATAACAAACTGGCCGCCTTGCCGCGGGGAAATAAATTCATTAACCCCGGCCTCACGCATATAATCTGCTGCGTAGACTTCCAGCTTGTCAGTCTTCTCCACCTTCTCCACGGTAACAACACCACCATCGAAGGAGACTTCCTTACCCACACCAGGATAATTCGCCTTCGCATCAAACTTTAACTCACCATCAGCAGAAGAAACACTCTCCTGAAGCTGCTGCGCAACCTGCTGCCCAACCTGATCTTGGCCGGAAGACGCCCCCTGCTGCATGCCATTAGCGCAGCCAGAAACACCACAAACAACCACGACACCGGCCAACAGCGCCGCTATTTTCCTCATAGAAAACACCCTCTCAAAGGTATAGAAACAAACGATTTAAACGATTTACAAGAAACTCTTCACCCGAGCACGCAACTCATCCGCAAACCCATAAATATCCGCCACCACATTCAGATCATGCATGTGCTCTTTCTTATCAGCATCAAAAATGCCAATGCGTGGTGTTTTACGGTCGAAATAAAGCCGGGCAATAGGCTTACGGTTGTTGTCCTGGTAAAGAATGGCACAGTAACTCTTCGCATCACGGATCACCACATCAGTTGCCGGCACCTCAGAACAACAAATTGCTCGAATGATGCTATACCCCTCAATCTCTTCATCAGTAGTGATGATCCCGTTATCCGCGCCGGTCTCTTCCTGCACGGGGCTGATGGTGGCATCAGCGGTGGAGGCTTGGGAGGGTTGTTCCGGCATGGCAGTGGGGGAGTCATCATAGTCTTGTGCTGACCGTAGCCGCCGGTTGGCTTCGTCCTTCAGTAGCTGTGATGAGGCAGTGGCCACGAGCGTGGTGAACGCCTCCAGGTTTTGGGCTGTCATGCGTTTCGATGTGATTTTGGAGGCGATGAATTTCACCCACTCAGGTGACGGCTCTTTCAAAAAACCGCTGAGAAGCTTTTTAATCTCTGCAATGTATTTCAGCTGCTCAGCATTCGTCGTGATAGTGTCCGAGTCGAATTTTGACTTGGTGCACATCTCCAGGTAGGGCAGCACGCGGGGGTCTATATTGCTCAAGTCAATCGTCATGAAGGGGCGTTCGTCCATGCGATTGACCGCATCCAGCTGGGCATAGAATTCGTACACCTCGCCGTTGGTGAGGATAGCGAATTCGGTATCGGTCGCGTTGAAGTAGCGTATCAGCTGTTTAGCGTGGTCGATACTTAGCGGCTCCCCGATCTTCTTACACTCGATCAGGAAGCGGAAATCTTCCCCGGCTTTAATAGCGAAATCGACCTTCTCTCCCTTTTTCACGCCTATATCAGCGGTGTACTCGGGGATAACTTCGCGTGGGTCTGTGGCGTCATACCCCAGGACCGTGCTGATAAAAGGAATAATAAACGCGGTTTTCGTTGCTTCTTCGGTTTCGATAATAGGTTTAAGGTCTTTCACCTTCGCGGCTAGGGTCTCGATGCTTTGCGTGATGCTCACAGGGGGATTCCTTTGCAAATAGTGGAGGTTAATGCTTGGGATAAAAGCCGGGTTTTATTTGAGGCTGAGGCCGCACGCGCTCACATGCCGGGTACGACCAGCGCGGTAAAGCCGCTCCCAGGTGCGCAGCAGGTGCACGGTAACACCCAACTCGGCGGCCATAGCCACGGGCTCGGAATCGCATTCCCACGCGGCTTCTTCTACCAGGCCATCATCTAGCAGCTGATTAGCGGCCCACTCGTCGGCTTCGCGTTCATTATCCGGTGTGGAGCAATCATGATTGTGATACGCATGCCCTAACTCATGGGCAACAGCACATACCCGGGTCACCGGGTCCAACCCATGCCTGGCATAGATAGTACGAGTCAGGGGGTGCCAGCACGCATTCATGCGTGGGCTAAGCGCCCCTGTTTCGACAAGACGAACATCAAAGTGATGCAATAAATGCTCCAGCCGTTGTTCAGTATCATTCATCATGGCTCCTCAAAAACTGATAATGAACTTAATCAATTATGAAACAAAACCACGAGGGAAGCAATAAATTTTGGCGAAAAAATATGTGTAATAAATCTCAAAACCCTGATAAGCTTGGGGAATACGTTACAAAAGTGATCGGAAAGCTGGGGTTCAACTCTGAAAACCCCTGATATGCTTGGATCAGGAAATCGCGTCGGTCCTTGGAGGCTGGGGTTCAACTCTGAAAACCCCTGATACACTTGGTGCTGATTCGCTCAACCATCGCTTGATGCTGGGGTTCAACTCTGAAAACTTCTTTTATGTGAAATGCTCCTCGATAGGCGGTGTTGCCTGTTGAGCAGCTATCTGCTCCACACCAGCATTAATCCGGGCAATAATCGCTTCATCATCAAAATCATCAGCAGGCGCGCCACTGTCAGTATCAGTAGCTTGCCCGTTAGGGGTTGGAGTTAATTGCCCTCGGCCGTAAGCGCCAAGCTCTATTTTTGCCTGAGGCGTAAGAGTGTCCTCCGCGAGTTTATAAATCAGCTGTTCGGGGGTTGCCGCATCCAACAAAAGCCCATCTCCCCCCAGATAGTCAAAAGCCTCCGTATGCGTGAGCCGTCCAAGCTCAACTAAGGCGTGTATCGGGGAAAGATTTAACTTTCTGGACACCAGTATCAACTCGTCTGACGATAAGCCCTCGCTAAGCCGTTTAGTAGCGGTCCTACGAGAGACGCCTAGAAGATCGGCCAATTCAATCGTGGATATTTTCCGCCGAACCATTGAGCTGAACCATTCTTTTTCGCCAGTCATACCCTTAGCCTAGTGGGTAATTTTATTCCCGTCAAAGGTGCGATTAGCTGCCATTTCTATTGAAAAGACTGCGTTTTAAGGGAAGATTATTGCGCATTATTTCAATAACGCGCTAAAATGTGCCCATGAATACAAGAGGAGACGAGAGAATGGGAAAATTCTTGCTCAGTCTTGATGAAATTGATCGGGTTAAGAGACGCAATTCCATCCATACGTTGGTCGATTTAGAAAAAGTAACCAAAGTTACCCGAAAGACATGGCGGGAAGCGTTGAGTAGCCGAGCCCCAAAACCAGCAGTGTTGGATGCTCTTGCTGATTTGGGTGCTCGCCCCGACAAAATTTTGGTCTTGGACGGGAGTTAAGATGCTACCTTTTTTTGTTGCGCAGGCGCTTCTTGATTATGTGGTTGCGAGGTATGCCGTGTGGGGTTTGCTATTGGCCGTAAATTCGGAACCGATTTTCATGCGACGTAAGACTTCCGTGGAGAGTGTTTCGTCGGTGGCATCTTGTACTGCGGCTTTGCTAGCAAATCGGGCAATGTCATCTTCTGTAACGACATTAAGGATGATAAGGGCAGGAATAACGCTCACCTGGTATGTTCGGGCGATCTTGACTGCCGTTTCGACCGTGACTGACTCGTTGGCTACTTGCCGGCTAAGTGTTGCAGGTGATAGTCCGGCAAGATTTGCGGCTTGCCGCAAAGAATCGTCACCGATAGTCTCCCGTATCCACTGGCCAACTCCTTCCATGTGTCAATCATAACACAGTCTCGATGCATTTTTGATACACGATGACCCATTTTTGCTTGACGGCTGTTTCTAAAATGATTTATCATGTCCCATAAACGAGAAAGGATGATTTCATGAGTGAGACAAGTATTAGAATTCGCCCAGGACTAATTGACCGATTACGCCAAATAAGTGGATTAGCCAGTGACGAGGCCTTTGCCAGAGCTATTGGGGCAAGCCGATCGACCGTTGCCGCAGTAAAAGCAGAAGAACGCGAACCATCTATGCAGTTTGCGGTCGGAATCGCAGAAGCATTTGGACTCGGGCTTTCAGAAATCATCATTTGGGAGCCCTCGGCAAAACGAGATGGGGCCTGAGATGCTACCTGTTTTTGTTGCGCAGGCGCTTCTGGATTATGTGGCTTCGAGGCACGCCAAGTGGGGTTTGCCATTGGATGTGGAAGATGATTTTTCGGTTTTCTCTGCCCCCGAGAACGATAGCGTGACTGCTGATAGCAGGCTTACTGACATGGCGTGCGGGTGTTTGCTTCAGGCCTTCCGCCAGGTTGAGGTGCAGCTGGCCGAATCCGGGCAAGTGCTCGGCTTCAACAGCCCCAACGGGGTGGCCTTCGCACTCGGCGATAACGGTGAGGTGCATTGCGTCGTGGGGGCTGTTGTTTGTGATAGTAGCGGCCCCGACCCCAGTCTTATCGCTGAGCTTGATTCCCCATTCGTAGATCAGATTATCCATGCTAGCTTGCAACGCCCTACCGCTGATACGGTTCGCATCCTCTGCTATCTCGTTGGCGTGTTCTGCAGCCAGGTTAGCCCTTTCGGCAGCGTCCAAGCTTTCTCTAGCGGTTTCGTTCGCAATTTCAGCAAGACGGTTAGCGCGCTTCGCATCGTAATGGCTCAATACAGCAACACCCAGGCTGACCACGCTCCAAGTATAAACACCCGCGCCCCGTCGTAAAGCCCAGTGAAAAGCAAAAACCCCGCTTCACAGCGGGGCGGAACAAGAAACAATAGAGAAAGTATAACACGAATGCATTATTTATTCAAAGTGAAAGTGCCCGGCACCCCGAACACGGTCGATGCGACCCTGATTGATGGGCAAATTTGGGTCACACTGTCGTCAGTGTGTAACAGCCTGGGCATCCATCAGCCCACGCAGCAGGACCGCCTAAAGCTCACATGTTGGGCGAAGATCGAACGGATCCCCCTGGTGACCGAACGCGGCCGGGAACAAACCATGTACGTGATCGACCGCCGCACACTGACCATGTGGCTGGCCACACTAGGTGTTTACCGCAACAAGGCCACCCGGAAAACCCTAGAAGCCTACCAAAAAAACATTGATGATGTGCTAGACCGGCTCCAACAAGGCCTACGTGGGGAGAAAAACTACCCCACCGCACCACTAGCAGAGAAAGCGCAGTGAGCATGAGCCGCTGTAAAACCCCCGCATCTAAACGCCGCCGCCCGCGCCGGGAGGGGGAGTGGTTGACGCTGCCGGAGGCCGCCGCATATACGAAAATCCACCGGCAAACACTGCGGGTGCTGTTGCTGAGCGGTGAGATCCCGTATAGCCGGAAAACCGCCCGGCCGCGCTCCCCGTACCTGATCGAGCGTGACCATTTAGATAGTTATCTTGCCCGGGTGAGTGATGATTGCCGGGCCGCTGCTGGGGGAGGTGCCTAATGCCAGGGCGTGAAGAAGCCCCGTTGCTGATTGATTTCTACAGCAGTGGTGAGCTAGATGCGGTCATGACCACGCTACAGATAGTTCAGGAATACGGCACCGCGGTCATCGGCGATATGGACGAGGCAGTCGAAATCGCACTCCAGCAAGCTCACGGTTTCATGCGTGAGCGCTCCTAAAACCTCTAATCAGAAAGGAAACAAAGAATGTCTGCTACCCCGTATAGCGCTGACCCGTACTACGACCCATATGAAGAGCTAGACCGCAGGTTTGATTATCGGGTTTTGGATGATGAAACCCGGGCGCTGCGGATCGCTGTGGGCCGCCAGTTTAAGAATTTCGCCCGGAATCTGGAGGCGATGCTTGATGACAGCAGGGAGAAAAACTTGGCCTTGGAGCGTCTGGAGGAGGCGATGATGTGGGCGAATGCCTCGCTGGCCCGCGGCGCTGAGACCAGCTAGCGGGATAAATAAGGATAGCCCTGGCCTGGTAGGCCGCCCCAAAAGGCGTAGGGGTTCGATCCCCCCGGAGGGTGCTAGGCCCCAGCGTGGGGCGTGTTGTACAGCGAACTCGATAGTGGAAACACCCAATTGCCCTTTCCTCGTGCGGGGAGGGCATCTAACCAGGGGCCTAAAACGGGCTCCTGTCAGGCTCATGCTCCGGTGAGGTAAAACCAGACTGCTTGTTGGTTTCGTGTTTGGTCAAGATATTGGTTGGTTTTACGCGGGTTCGACCCCCGCCATGAGCGCTACCCGCCTAACTAGCCGGGCGGGAACCCGGTGCCCCGTGGTCTTCCTCAGCCACGGGGCACCCCAAAAACAGAAGTTAAGGAGTAGCCAATGACGAAGCTCAATTACTTGGAAGAGGATGCTGCCCTGATCGTGGAGAACCTGCCGGAAGGGTTCGAAGCGACAGCCGAGGCGGCGCCGCTTTTCCTGATCTACGCGGTGCTGATGCGTGCTAAAGGCATCTACACGACGCTGGAAGACGTCCACGATGCGTGGGCTGCGTGGCGCACCACCACCAACCCAAACCATAGCGATTTAGTGCCCTTCGGCCAGCTTGATGCAGAAACCAGGTCGCTGGATCACCCGTTCCTCTACGCAATTCATGCGGCAGCCCATATCCGAAACAACCAAACCGAAAAGGAGTCATAATGAATCCCGTACTCGTCATCTCGATAGTGGCAATCGCTATCTCTCTCACCGCCCTGGGCGTTTCAATCGGCGCCCACATGGCCGCCCGCGACTGCCGCAGGGTGACCGTGATGTTCATGACCACGGTGATGGAATACCTGGACGGAGACAGCCAGGTAGGGGTTTGCCTGAAAAAAATCACTGGTGCCGCTGGTGCTGATGGTGGTGATAAAAAACCAAATGATCGGGTGGTAAAGCGTCTCCGAGATGACCACAACCGCTAAAACCACCAGCCGGCAACAGCGGCCGCTCACTCCCGACGGTATTCTTACTGCCCCGTGCCATCAGGTACTCCTTCCGTTTTGGGATGGACGACTGTACATGGAGAAGGAAGAAATGATGCTGGCCCGCCATGAACAGGCGAAACAGCTTTGCGATCAGTGCCCGCTGCTAGAGGCATGCGGCCGCTACCTGGAGCGCATGGAAGAACAACGAATGCCCGTCGACGGGGTAGTAGCAGGCCGTTATTACACGCCGAAAAAACGCCGGCGGCGTAAAACGAAAAACCGGGAAAACACTTAGCTAGCCTGCATTTTTTAAAGCGAAATCCCCCGATATTGCTTGCTTGGGCCTTGTTTTTGAGTCTATGGCAAGCATATCAGGAGGTTTTCGAGTTGAAGCCCAGCTTGAGGTTTCTTGGAAGGCTACGAGGCTCAAGCATATCAGGAGTTTTGCGAGTTGAACCCCAGCCCTTTTGATGGTCTCGTACGTACCGTGGCAAGCATATCAGGGGTTTTCGGAGTTGAACCCTAGCTGCCCCCATTAATAACAAAGTAAGGAACCCATATAGTATGGATAACAAAATCACACCGTTCTCGTTTAATGGTACGCAAGTGCGAGTCGTCACCCGCTGCGGTGCCCCATGGTGGGTTGCCGCCGATGTAGCGAAAGCCTTGGGGTATCGAACCACTGGTGAGGTTACGAGGTTCGTGCGTGACCATCAAAAGGGTATCGAGATTCTCGATACCCTTGGTGGTAGCCAAAAATTCGCTGTCATTAGTGAACCCGGCTTGTATCTGGCAATTCTAAAATCTCATGCCGCCTTGGCCGAGAGGTTCCAGGACTGGGTGACGGAAGAGGTGCTGCCGGCGATTCGGTCGCATGGCGGGTATCTCACCCCGGAAGCGACAGCCCAGGCGTTGTCTGACCCGGATTTTATTATCCGCCTGGCTACGCAGTTGAAGGAGGAGCGGGCTCAGCGTTTGGAGTTGGAAACCCGGGTGGAAGAGGCTGCGCCCAAGGTGCTTTTTGCTGATGCTGTGAGCGCATCGACCACCTCGATCCTGGTGGGGGATTTGGCGAAGATCCTCAAAGGCAACTGCGTTGATATTGGTGCTAACCGGCTCTTCACCTGGCTAAGGGCCCATGGGTTCCTTACCTCCCGCCGTGGCGCTGATTGGAACAGCCCTACGCAGAAAGCCATGGAGCTGGGCCTCTTCGAGATCAAAGAAACCGTTATTACCCACGCTGATGGGCATATCACGGTCAATAAAACGCCGAAAGTCACGGGTAAAGGCCAACAATACTTCATCAGCCGTTTCCTTGATGGGCGATTCAACATCAACGACACATCCGTCACAGTGACGAAACAAGGAGCATAGGAATGACCACGACGAACACTCCCACTTACGAATCCCGCCTAGCGCTACGATCCCTCCGCAGGCACGCCGCAGGTAAAAAGACCGGGCGGGCTGGGGTACGGGCCATGGAAGCCCTCGGGTACGTCACCGAGGACGGCACTATCACCCCGGCCGGCAACCAAGCCCTACACGGTGAAAAATAGGTGGCACCTATGATAAAGCACCCGGAAATCCGTGATGCCCTCTACGAAAATGAGAAAAACAAACTCCGGCTCGAAATGAAACGCGAACGCCTCCAGGCGGCTAACCGCTGCTGCGCGCTGGAAGCCACCGGCTATCACCCACACCAGCAAATACACATTTGCGCCAGGCGCAGCGGGCACCGCGGCGGCCACCACGACTACGACACCGGATTCCACTGGAAATGGAACAAAGAAGAAGGAACGAAATGACGGATCACCCCTCAATCCAGCAAATGCTAGACAGCCTGAAGTATCTCCGGGAGGAAACAACCCTCCTGGATGAGGAGGATGAAAAACACCTACGGGTGGTGTCCCGCTGGATAAATTTCCTGCTAGACGACACCGACTACCAAGAGATGCTAAACCAGCCTGAATTCCGAGATAAACCCGACGACTATGGGGTGCTGGTGGAATTCCTCCCCGACCTGCCAGGGATCGGAGAAGGATCAAAATACATTATCGAGATCAGCCATCAAGGGCCCGACGATATCACCATCACCGTCAGTGATGACTGTAAGTACGACGCCTGCAAGATCACGCAGAAAAACCTCTACCAGCTAGCCCGAATGGCGCTAGTCATCCTCCTACAGGCGGAAAACCTTAAAACCAGAGAACGACACAAAAATGAACACCCCGGCAAATAGCCTAGCGCCGATGCTGGAGGCCATCGGCCGGCTCAAAAAATACGCCCCCGCAGAGCCCCTGGACCGCCAAGACATCAACACGATCATTGATACAATCGAGGCTCTGACCGACAGCCCAACCTACCAGCCAACAGACAGCGTAGGATACGGCAGGATCGACGACGAAGGCTACAGGGACGGGCTCTTAGTGCTGCAAAACGGCGCGCTACAAGGATTCGTGATGGTTGACCACTGCGGCCCTGACCACATCATCCTGAGGACGGAAACTAAGCGAGACGCCCACCACATCACCCGGGATCAGCTCTACCGGCTAGCCGCAGGTATCCTCACGGTACTAGCGCACGTCGATCACCCCGACCAAAAATAAGTAGAACAAACTTTCCAATTATTGGATTGCTAGTCGGTTATCCGCCATGATTCCGCCACACTCCCGAAGTTGCTCTCGTGCCTCTAAAAGCAGCTTCGGTGGCACCCCGGCGCGCTCGGCTTCGGTAATCGCCCGGCTTAGGGCTTCGCTGGCGTTTAGGGCTTCGTTAGCGGCTGCTATGAACTTCTCGGTGGTGTCGGTAAGTTCCGATAGCTTATCCGTAACTCCTGCCAGGCTTTCGCTAGCGCTGGGGTCAATAGTGAAAGCTTCCACTGGAACGCCTAGCACTTCGGCTAGGGCAGTAGCTTCCCAGATTCGCGGTATGCGCTCCCCGGATTCGATACGCCGGAGATTGGTCATGTGCATTGTATGGCCGGCTCCTTCTAGCTGGCGACCTAGCTCCGCTAATGACCATCCGGCCCTCTTCCGGTAGTAGATGAGATTCTGACCAAAAATGCTACTTTTATCCACCATTTAACCCTATCATGTGCACAATGTGTGTTGACATAAGGGGCGGCATTACTTAATATTTGCCCTATACATGTTTAAACACATATCGTGCTTGAAATTCCCCATATCCCCACAGAAAAAATCACAAATAGAACATTTATCACCGTTGTTAGCAAAAGCTAGCAAGCTGCCACCACCTAAAGGAGACCCATTATGGCAACGAAAACTGCCACTGCCCCCAAGGATGACCGGCTGTTTATCCGTATCACTCTCGATTTTTTCGGTAACCCAAAGGTGTTTCCGTTATCGCCGGGCGCCAAGCTGGCTTTTATCGAGATGATTGCTTGGTCGGCCTGGCATCATACTGATGGGCGAATCAGGAAGCGGTTAGCGCTTGCTATGTGGACGTCAGAAATCGTCGAAGAGCTTCTAGACAGTGATCCCGAACGCCCCCTGCTTTCCGAGGGCGACACCGATTATTTCATCCATGATTATGCGGAGCATCAGCAAACCACTGCCGATATTGAGGCGGTGCGTGAAGCCCGGCGCGCAGCTGGCCGTAAAGGCGGGCTCGCTAAAGCCGCAGCTCAAAAGGGTGTTTCTAGCAAAAAGGTAGCAAAAGCTAGCAAGCCGCTAGCAAAACCTGCCGAGAAAGAGAATGAGAAAGAGAACTATAAAAAGAAAGGGGAAAGAAAAGCCCGTGGTTCGGTAGCGGCCCCTGTTGCGCTTTGCCCCGTGCCCGACGCCCCCTCTCCCTCTTCTCAAATCGAAATTGAATTGACCCCCGCAGGGGTGGCGCCTGCTACCGCAGTCGGCCACTCTGCCGCCCCGGAGTCTCAAGAGTCGAAGCCGGTGGGCGCCCCGCGGCCGGTGGTGGTTGATCCCCAGTCTGCGGTAGAGCCCGCGCCTGCCCCGGTTCTTGAGGATCCGTGGGCTGGGCTGCCTGACCTCGCCGATCACCAGACCGCCCAGGTGTCCGACACGGATTGTGCTGATGGGCGGGTGCCTGCCTGTCTTAACCCCACCAGTGAGAAAACCGTAACCGCGAAGGATCAGGCTGTGGTTGCTGCTGTCCGGGCGTACCAGGTGATTGGCACGCCTGCGGAGTGGTCGAGTCCTGACGACCCGCGGTGCCGGAAACACGCCTACCTGCCGCGGGAAGAAGTACCCCCCTGCCGTAACTGCATGCGGTCCCGGCAGTGGTTCGAGCAGCGCGCCGTAGCGGAAAAGCAGGCACATCTAGCAGCTATCCACGCCTGCCCCTTGTGCGACGAGCTGGGCTACGTGGCGGTCAAGAACGCCGCAGGTGAAACGACGGGTGTGGCGCACTGTGACCACACTGGCGAGCTACCGAAACCGAAAGCAGAGACCCAGCCCCGGCCGGTAGGGCGGGGCATGCCCGCACACTTACGCGAGAAGCTGGACGGCATCCTGGGGCGTCAAACTGCCCAAGAAACCGCCCCAGACGCCCCGCAGAAGCCCGAAACCCCCAACACCCACTCCGATACCCCAAACCATGATCCAAACCCGGCAAAAGAGCGTTCAGGTGAACTCGTAGCAGTGGGGGCGGCATCATGAGCCACGACCCATTCTTCGACGCCATCCGGGAGCGGCTTTTACCGGACGCCACCGACACCGAAATCGAAAGTCTGTTTGGTCGGTATTTGGGTGCCCAGCCCGAGCCGGTATTCATCGCCCACATCGCTGGTGACCCCAAACCCCAAGGATCCAAGCGCTACGTGGGTGGCGGGCGAGTCATCGAGGACAACCCCGGCACCCGGGTGTGGCGGCAATCCGCACAACTCCAACTCGCCACCTACCGCAACCGCCAACTGAAAGAACCCATCGACGAAGCGGTGCTGGTGCAAGCGGTTTTCTGCCTACCCCGCCCTAAAAGCGTCCGCAGCATGCTCCCCACGTCTAAATCCTCATACGACCTCGACAAACTATGCCGGGCGCTAGGGGACGCCTTAGAAGGGGCCGGTGTGCTCAAAAACGACTCCCGAATCACCACATGGCACGCCCGTAAACGCTACGCCGAAGCCGACAGCAACGGGCCAGCTATCACCGGCGTGTTCCTACGAATCTATAAGGAAAAACAATAATGTGTACGCTGTTAGACGAAAAAACCCGGCGCGCTAGGAAACCACACGAGTGCTATACGTGCGGGGCGGTAATCAACCCTGGTGAGGAATACTGCTGGGAAAAATATGTAAACTGCGATGGCCTTTATGAACTGAAAAGCTGCTTAGCTTGCGATATGGCCTTCCCTGAAGTATGGAACTACGTGGGTGAATGGCGGTGCATATCTGACGAAGGCATCACCTTCGAGGACTATCTCGAATGGGCGACCGACCCCGACTACGATGACACCCCCGCCAAGCAGGCCTGGCGTCAGCGTGCCGGCTACACCAGAGAAGGGAAGCTCATTAAATGATCCTCGACGTTACTTGCGGTGCCAGGCTCATGTGGCACAACAAACACCACCCCGATGTGATCTACGCCGACCAGCGGACGACGCAACACCAGCTATCAGATGGCCGGGAAATCACCATCAACCCGAACATCCAACGCGCCGGGGCGACTGGGTGGATGTGCCAGAAATACGGGGTTCTCATGACCACGTGGCGGGAAGACCTGCGCCAGTGCTTCGTTGAGTGTTTCCGGGTGCTCGCCCCAGGCGGCACGCTCACTCTCAAGTGGAATCAAACCCACATCCCGCTACGGGAGGTACTGGCACTATCCCCATACCCGCCCTTGTATGGTACCCGCCACGGTAAAAACAATGCGACGTCCTTCACGGTTTTCCATAAGCCAATGGAAGCAGGGGTTTTGTGAGTTGAACCCCAACCCTGATCCTAAAGTCATCTGGCAGACCGTGCTTGCTACCGCCTACCAGGAGTATACCGCGGCGAAAAATGGTGACAGGTCGCATCGTGATGGAGTGGTGGTAACCCCCGTGGAAATCGTAGATTTTCAAGTCAGGGCACTGAAAGATTCCCTTGCCGCCCAAGGCGCCACACTAGCTGACCCACGGGTAGAAATACTCGACCCCTTCGGCGGCACTGGCATCTACTGCGCCAGAATAATGCAACTATCTGGGCTCACACCGGATGAACTCGACGACCTCTATCACTACCGCCTACGGATGATCGAAATCGACCCCGTCGCCTGCCAGATTGCTGACGCCAACCTCAAAACAGTTTTCGAAGAAGAAACAGGGCGGCTACCGCGCCGCAGCATTGTTATCTGCGCCGATACCTTTACGATCCCTACCGGAATGGAAGACCCCCATGTCTAGAAGCAAACGAACTAAACGAACCGTAATCTGCCTCCGCTGCCGAAACCTTAAACGCCACGAATGCCGCGGCCTCTGTAAATGCTGCTATAACCATGTGCGAGAGCACCGCAGCGGCAATGACACTCTAGACAATTACCCGCTCTACGCAGACCAAGAAAAATAACCCCACCAAAGGAGATACCATGAGCCTATCCGATCTTTACCCACCCATCCCAACGGAGCTAGACCCCTACCTAGGGCTGACTATCGACTCGGTGCCAGATAGCCTTAAGGGGTACTTAAAAGGGCAGCCGTTCATAGAGACACCATCTGGTAAGCCCGTTGTGCTGCTAGCCGATATCCAACCATCGAGGCAGCGCTATCCTGTTCTTGACCTGCAAATTGACTGTATCCGCTATGTAAACATTGCGGATTTGGCGCTCGCCCTAGATGATGAACTCCCAACCTATTTGACCTTCGAATCGCTCTATCTGATCCAGAACCCAGGGGAATACATCGACATCGAGGATGGTAAGCACCACATCATGGACGCGATGGGGTGGCGCCTGCACCGCATCCCCCAGGAGGTTTGGCCCCACCTGAAGCTCATGGACCAGTGGCTTCTTGACCTGGACCGTCACCGAGAAGTGCTGCTCGAAAGCTATATTGGGGGCGACTGCCAGGTAAAAGACCCCAAACTTGTGCCGTTTCCAGGGAGCCACTGGTGGGCCCCCGCTCGGCGGCTAAAAGTGATTGATCGGTTTGCTAATTTCTAGCCGCACCATGCTGCCCCTCGCTATCGGGTGAATGTGGTAACGCAGGCGGCGTAAATCGAAAACCCGGGAAACCCCTAGTTAGCCTGCGTTTTTTAAAGCGAAAACCCATGATATTGCTTGCTCAAACCCTGTTTTCAGGGCTGTAACAAGCATATCAGGGGTTTTCGGGTAAAACCCCAGCTCCTCCATGAAAGACTCCACGATGATTGATATCACCCTCGCCAAAGACGTTCCGCACCGAACAACCATCACCGATACCGGAATAGAATACTGGACCGTCACGGCTATCACCCAGCACATCGGCGTCGCTAAGTCCACCTTTGCTAGCTACGTTGCCCGTGGCCAAGCCCCACAAAGTAACCGCACCCCCACCCCTCGCCTCCAGGGTGCGGTGAATGCTGCTAGTGGTTGAGCCTCAGCTTTACTATTTCCTCACGCATACCAGCTGGGGAACGGGAGGAAACCATGGGTGCCACCACTGCCACCACCGAGGCGGGCCTACGCGCCACGCTACGGGGCCTACAGGGGCTCTGGGTAGAACTGGAGTCCGCCAAGTACCCCACCCCCACCCGTATAACAAACCCCCAGGGGGGTAAGAAGCCCGGGGCCCACCCCACCACACCAGGCGGGGCCGCCACCACCCTGGACATCGACCTTACCCTTAGGCTCTTCGAGGTCGCCCGAGACGTCGCCAACCACATCCAACCCGAACGCATCCTCACCTGCGACGCCCACCAACTCCTACGCTTCCTCGACTTCAACGCCGGGCTGATTGCCCCGCTCGACTTCGCCCCCGACATCCACGCCGAACTCCGCTACCAAGAATCCAGGCTCCAGGAATTCCTCCGCGCCGGGCAGCCCATGGTGTGCGATGCTGGCGAACCATGGCTGACGTGGCGAACTATCATCCACGCTGCCCATGCCGAAGGGCATGTGGTTAGCCGTGCGCTGCTGCGCAAGTGGGCCGAGCGTGGACACATTGACACTCGCTTAAGCACTGATCGCATCGCATGCTATCGACTCGGTGAGGTGTTGGACCGCCTGAAAAATATGCCTTTGCCTGCTGTCACAGCAGATGATATAATCGACGCGACGACGCAGGCTGCAAAAAAACCGGTGGAGGGTTTAGCGCCTGCGATTCGTCATCAGGGGTGTTTTGATGGCTCCTCACCCCGGATAGCTCGTGGGGCAGGGGATTGCCGCTCCACTTCCTCTCATCTTCTGACCTTCAGGGAGGGATAAACCACATGGCAGCGTGGCAAAACGGCAACCCTACCCACGTGAAAACTCATATCCGCAAGAAAATCCTTGCCCGCGACGGCTACACATGCCAACAATGCGGCAGCCCAGCCGCCGAAGTAGACCACATCGACAACACCCGCGGCCCCGGATACGATGCCCTTAGCAATCTCCAATCGCTCTGTGTTCTATGTCACAAGGCCAAAACGCAGCGTGAAGCCCAGGCGGCACGGGTCGCCCGGGTAGCGAGAGTGAAGCGACCCCCCACCCCCTCATTTTGTGATATTCCCCACACTAGCAGGTTTGATACCGGCCGGGGGTAGGGGGGATACCCCCCGATGCGGCCCTCGGGCCGCGGAGGGCAAAGGGCCTGACAGTCTGTACGGGTTCCCAAGGTCAACCTAAAGGAAAGGTTAGGAAAACCTAAGAATGCGAAAGGGGGTGCCGACCGTGCCCGGACCACCCCCGAAAAAGAACGCCCGCCGCCGCAACGCCCGGCCCGACTGGGTGACGCTCCCCGCCGATGGACGGAAGGGGCGCGCGCCCCGATGGCCACTGCCCGGCCGAGTGCAACGCGGGTGGGCGGAACTCTGGCGACGGCCCCAAGCAGTCATGTGGGAACGAAACCACGACGAATTTTTAGTCGCCCGCTACCTTATCCTACGGAACGCCATTCAGGATGAACTTGACCATAGTGTGGTCAACGCCAGCGCTATGGCGGAGCTTCGCCAAATCGAAGACCGGCTGGGGCTCTCGCCCATGGCCATGAAACGCCTCCAATGGGAAATCGGCGATATTGAACAATCCAAGCCTGAGGACGACGGGGTGGTGATCGACGCCCATGACCGCTTCGCTAATCTCTGACCTCACCATGCCGCCCGGCTACTACCTCGGTGCCAAGGGGGCCTGGTGCACCCTCCCATGGCCCACCACCATGGATGAAAAACTGGACCTCATCGCTCACTCCCTAGGCCCCGCGGTCATCGACTGGGCCGAATGGCGCACCGATGAACCGGGCCTCCTCAACGACGACGGCGAACCCTGGCGATTCACGCCAGGGCAAGCCCGCTTCCTCATCCTCTGGTACGCCTTCAACGACCAAGGCCGGTTCATCTACCGGCGTGGCTGCAAGCGCGGCAGCAAAGGCAGCGGCAAAGATCCTCTGGCCGCCGCCATGTGTAACATCGAGCTACTCGGCCCCTCCCAGCTCCACTGGGATGGCGCCCGCTACGTAGGCAAACAACACACCATGCCCCTCGTGCAGATAGCCTCCAACTCCGAAGAACAATCCAAAGACGTCCTCCGGGTTGCCAACAGCCAATTCGGCGCCGAAGCCACCAACTACTACGGGTTAGACAAGGGGAGGACTGCGACCTTTGTGAAAACCTCCCCAGCCCGCATCGAAGTGCTCACCGCCTCAGAGAGGTCTTCCGAAGGCGACCCCGCCACTTTCATCGTGCTCAATGAAACCCACCACATGACCCAGCGCTCCGGTGGGCATGCAGTCGCCAAAGTGGCTCGCCGAAACGTCGGCAAATCAAAGAAAAGCGTGCAGGCCCGAATGGTGGACTTCACCAACGCCCACCAGCGGGGCCAAGACTCCATCGGCGAAAAAACCTTCGAAGCATGGCAGAAACAACAATCCGGTAAATACCCGCAGCTCAAGAAAGACATCCTCTATGACTCCATTGAATTTGACCCCAAGCTAGACATCTACGACCCCCAGCAGCGCATGCTGGCGCTCCAGCAAGCCTACTCCGATGCCCCATGGGCCGACCTCGAACGCCTCTCCGACGAGGTGGTGGACCCCGAACTCTCGGCCGGTGACGCTATCCGCTTCTACATGAACGGACTCGGAGACGCCGAAGACTCCTACGTGTCTGCCAAAGCCTGGGCGGCACTCGCCGACCCCACCCGCCAGTTTGAGCCGGGGGATCAGATCGCCATGTTCCTCGACTGCTCCAAATCAGAAGACGCCACCGCCCTCATGGGCTGCCGAATCTCAGACGGGTACAACCAAACGTTGGGTGTGTGGTCCAGGCCCCGCGGACCCCGAGGTGAAGGCTATCTCGTCGACCGCGACCAGGTGGACGCTAGGGTGCGAGAAATTATGGAACTGTACAAAGTCGTTTGGTTCGGCGTCGACCCGTCACCCGCCAAAGATGACACCACCGAGGCCTCCTACTGGAGGCCCCTCATCGACGCATGGCACCGTGATTTCCGCCGAAAACTCCGCTGCTGGGCAACAAAAACCCACTCCGTCCTCTGGGACATGCGGCTTTCCGAACCCGGCGCCGCCGACCGGAACCGGCGCTTCTCCCAGGAGGTAGAGATCATCCAGGACCTTATCGACAAAGACGGCCTGGACGGGCCATTCCGACATGATGGTGACCCGGCGCTCACAGCGCATGTGAACAACACGAAAATCCGCTGGAACAAGTTTGGTTTGGCGATTGGTAAAACCAACCGTGACAGCCACCAGCTCGTCGATTTGTGCGTGGCCATGGTGGCTGCCAACGTCGGCCGGCGTGAAGCCCTGAACTCCGGTAAGGTTCGTGCCCGCCGCAAGGCCGGCCCTAAGAAGCGAAGGAGAGTGATGATCGGATGACCCTCGAACTGATCCACGACTATGAGCTCGCAGACGACGAGCATACCCTCATCGCCAAGCTGGCGGGGCGGCTGCAAGAACACGCCCGGAAGAACAAGTCGAAATGGGCTTACTATGAGGGCAAAAACGCCCTCAAGGATTTGAACATTGCCCTACCTGCGGTTGCTGGAAGTATCCGGGCGGTTGTTGGCTGGCCCGAGATTGTCGTCGATTCTTTAGCGGAGCGGCTGGAGTGGCAAGGGTGGATCTCCCCGAAGTCGGACATCAGCGAACTAGACCAGGTGTTCGCCGAAAACGACCTAGCTTCTGAATTCGCTAAAGCCACCCTGGAATCCCTCGTCACTGGTATGGGGTTCCTCGAAGTATCCGCGGGCGGCGATGGTGAACCCGCCATCATTATTGATGCGGTTACTGCCAATGAGGCCACCTACATGTGGGATGACAGGCTTAACCGCATGGCAGCAGGCTATATTGAAAAAACCGGGGAAAACGGCGAAAAATACCAAACCCTACATTTGCCGGACCGGGTGATCTCTATCATCACCGACCCTCACAAGGCGGAAAAGGAAATCATCTGCGTCAAACACGGCTGGGGCAGGTGTGGCCTGATCCGTATCCCGAACCGGTCCCGCGCCGGGAAAGATGCAGGCGCCTCGGAAATCACCACGGCCATCGAATACTACACCGACCACGGCGTTCGCACAGTGCTCGGCATGGAGTTCAATAGGGAGTACTACACCACCCCACAGCGCTATTTACTGAACGCCACATTCGACCAGCTAGGCCTAGATGAGGACGCGACAGAGAGCGATCTTATCCAAATGGGGTGGAAAGTGGCCATGAGCAAAGCACTTGTGGTGCCGCCGGGTGATCCTGATGATGGGTTGCCGAACATCACTGCGGGCCAGTTCCAAGCATCCCCGCCGACGCCCTATATTGAAGAGCTGAAGATGATGGCCCAGCTTGTGTCAGCGCAATCCGGGGTGCCGGTATCGTATCTGGGTTTCGCCTCCGATAATCCACCCAGTGCCGACAGTATCCGCGCCACCGAATCCCGCCTGGTGCGGCGTACTGAGCTTCGCCAGCTGGCATTCGGCCGCCCACTGTGCCGCGACCTTGCCTACGTGTGCAAAGCCATCCTTGATGGCAGGCCGCCCGAATGGTCGTTTATTGCCTCCCTCGAAGCGAAATGGCTGGCTGCCGCCACCCCCACCCTGTCGGCAACCATGGACGCCATGACCAAAGCCGTAGCGGCTGAAATCACCCCGAAACACTCCTCCGTGGTGTGGGGCCGGGTGGGGTTCAGCCAGACCGAACAGGAAATCATGCGTAAGGAGCTCGCCGAACAATCCGCCACCCAACGCGCCACCGTGCTTGCTGGCGGGGCTACCACCGTTGGTGATACCACCGTGCTTGAACTGGCCAGGGCAAACCGTGACCCCGAAGAAACCCCCAACACCACCGATGAAACGCCTGTTGAAACCGGCCCGCAGGAAAACACGCCCGCTTCGCGGGGGGGCGGAGGCAGATGACCTCAAACAACGCGCCGACGCCCTAGGCGTCCTGATCCGCGCCGGGGTTGAGCCCAAAGCCGCCGCTGACCTTGCCGGTCTGCCCGGGATCCGGTTCACCGGGGCAACCCCCGTATCACTACGGGAGAAAACTTAAGCAAAACCCATGGGAGGGAGGTGCTAGCCATATGGCCAGAGACCTGGATGCCGAAGCTGACTACCAGCAGGCCATGGACAACCTGCGGACCCTCGCTATACGGGATTTGGTGTCTTGGTGGAAACAGACTGAAACCCTCGGGTTCGCCGACGCCAAGCAGCTTATGGAAGAGCCCTTCCAGGCGATTATCGCAGCCTACGGGGAACAAGCCGCCTACGCCGCCGCTGACTACCTATTCCGCTCCCGCAGCCTCGACGATAACCTCCGCGGCCTGGAATATCCCGAAGTGGCCGACCCGGCGGGGTTCGAGCAAATCCTCGGCTCCTACGCCTGGGCACTAAACACCTCCCGCAACGCCACTGGCGGTTTGGATAGGCAGCTAGTGCTACGGAAACTCGCCGGTATCACCAACCGGCTCGTGCAACAACCTGCCCGCGAAACCGTATACCAGGCCACCCGGAAAGCCGGCACCCGCTACGCCCGCGTGCCGGAACCCCACGCTTGCACCTTCTGTCTCCTCCTCGCCAGCCGTGGTGCTGTCTACAGCCGCGATACGGTGCTGCTTACTGAGGCCGGCAAAAAATACCACGACAACTGCAAATGCCTCGGCATCGAAGTGCAAACCCCCGCCGACCTACCACGCATCAACCAAGAACTGGAACAAGTCTACGCAACCTCCGGCAGATATCCCGGCAGCGACCAAGAGGCTTTCGCCGAAGCCATAGAACGCCACCGAAACCAAACACCCGACTGGGTGCCGCCAGACGCCGTCCGATACCGACGTGCAGTCGACATGTCGAAAGCTTCGGGCGATCGAAAAATCACCGTCAAAGAAGCCCTAGACATTGGCTTAGCGGATGATACAGCATGGCCCGAAAAAGAAGACCGAATCCGCAAATGGCTAGAAGATAACGGCGCGCAATCCGTCATCAAACTGAAAGAACTCGATAAAATACCTGGTGGGGCGGGGCTTAGATTTAGGGATAGGACTGGAATCTCGAATACTCCTGATGCCATTGTTGATGGAGTCACGACGGAGATGAAATCCATCACCTCGAAAAATGGGATTAATAACAGGGGCAGAAAAGGGAAAAAACAATCAGACGCGCTCATTTATGATCTGAGAGGAGCGGAGCATGATGAGAAAACTATCCTAGCTGATTTACGCAGGGCAGTAGACAATAATGGCGCTGATCTTGATAGGATTGTAGTGATAACCAAGGAAAAAACAATTCTCTGGGAAAGGAGTTAGAAATGTCGTATGCTGCATCCATCATCATTCGAGATGCTGCCGAAAGCCCTGAGGATGTTGCAACTCAAGCAAAGAATTTAATCGCATCGCGTTTTTCCACAGCGAAGAAATTCTCAAGTGTGTGGGTTAACGTGACGCCCGTAAAGCAGCGGCGTGATTTCGGGATCGTCGAGATTGATGTTACGCAGTCTCGGGAATCAGCTGCACTAATCTTGCTGAAGGAGATTTTCTTCTTCCTTTGTGAGGAAACCGATTGGGCCTTGGAACTCGACTGGGATGGTGCTGAAGACCTCGGCGATGATTTCAGCGAATACATGCGTCGGCCCCGGGGCAATTCTGACCCCGTAGCATTCGACCCGTATTCCGATGAGGAACAGGACAATCCCTACTGGGAACGAGAAGAAGTCCAGTTAGCCGCCGCTAACGCTTAAAACTAGCATCCCCAGCAACCCGCGTTCTCCCCGCGAGACCGCGGGTTTTCTCATACCCAAAACACACACGAATATGAAAGGAACCCCCATGCCAGCCAGAGCATTAGCAATGCCCCCCTGGGTGCGAACCATCACCCCCGACATCCCCGCCGGCGGCACGACTGATGCCGCCCAGGCGGATACCGCAACCCCGCAAGCCTCAGACCGTGAAAGCGAAACCCCCGAAAGCAATGACAACAACGGCAGCGATGATGAGGGCGACCCCGACCCCACACCAGCAGATGAGCCGGCAGACGACGCAGCCGTGTGGAAAAAACACGCTCGCACTTGGGAAACCCGGGCTAAGGAAAACAAAAAAACCGCCGATAGTCTCCAGGCCCAGCTTGATGCCGAAACAGGTAAAACCAAGCAGGCCGAGGAAGCCCTCGCCGAAGCAACCAAACGCCAACAGGCAGCCGAAACCACTGCCGCCCGCCTAGAGCTCGCCCTGGAATTCGGCCTCAGCCGGAAAGAAGCCGAGACCTTCCTCCACGGCGACACCGAAGCCATGCGCACCCAAGCACAACTCCTAGCGGACCGCGCCGGGGTTGGGGCGTCGAAAAGCCGCCCCGCCACTTCGCCGCTCCAAGGCAAGGGCAAGGCCGGCTCCTCGAAAGAAAACGACCGCCATTGGGCTCGGCGCCTCATGGGTAAAACCAAAACCGAAAAATAAAAGGATGTGATTCATCATGCAGCTCAACCCAATCCGTGAACCCCTAGGGGTCGATAACCGCAAGTGGCTAGGAAGCCGCCATGGTGTGGCTAACGCCCAAACCGTCACCATTGACGGGAAGAAAATTTCCGCCGTTGCGAAGGACAACGTTCTGCCTTCCGGTATCCCGCTGAAGCGGGGGGCTGGCGGTAAATACGAGCCAGTAACCGCGGCAGGTGACACCCTAGCTGGATTCCTGCTCACCTCCCAGTCCGCCAAGCAGAAAGACGTGGATATCGTGGCCCCCATGCTCGACCACGGCCGCATCCGGGTGAAATACCTCCCCGAAGGCGTATTCGACATCACCACCTTGACCACCCCTAACCCCCATTTCATCCTCACCCCGAAGGAAGGTGACTGATCCTCATGTTATGGACCGAAGTTGTGCAGCCGCAGTCCCTCACCACTGTGGCCCGTGAAACCCTTGATGAGCGGGAACGCTCCAAAAACATCCTCGCTCGATTTCTCCCCAACCGTGTTGTTGACGACATCTACGTACAGCTATACGCAACTAATAATGGCTTAGTTGAGGCCGCTGAATACCGCGCCTACGACGCTGAAACCCCCATCGGCGCTACGCCTGGCGGTAAGAAGATCTCCCTGGAACTACCGCCCCTGGGCCAGAAAATCCCCGTCAGCGAATACGACCAGCTCCGGGCCCGCGGCGCCAACGTCCCAGCAGCTGGTAAAGACCTGATCGGTCGGTCTGCGGTGAATGCGGCCCGTGCTGTTGCTGACCGAGTGGAACTGTTGCGCGGCGAGATTCTCGCCACCGGCAAAGCTCTAATCGCCGAAAATCAGTTCAGCGCGGAGCAAGATTTCGGCCGCGACCCCCGCCTCACCACCACCGTGGGCACCAAATGGAGCCAGTATACTATTGCAACCCCGATTGAGGATCTGCAGGCTCAGGTAGAGCTCTACTCCAATATCAGCGGTGAAGCTCCTGGATACTTGCTAGTATCACCCCCAGTTATTAATAATCTGATCCGTTGCGAAGAAATCCGCAAAATGCGGGGCGGAGTCAATGGTATCCCTAGCATGGTGACCGCGGACGAGCTTCAGGCTATCCTGGAATCTTTCAGGCTGCCACCCATGCTGGAGTATGACCGTAAAGTTCGTAAGAACGGCATTTTACGGCGAGTGATTGACGAAAAAGTCGCTATCCTGCTCCCCACCGTGGATGGTGACGAATCCCCCCTGGGCTACACCTTCTGGGGCACCACCCTCGAAGCCGTCGACCCCGCCTACGGCATTGCCGACGAAGATCGCCCCGGCATCGTAGTTGGCGCTTATCAAGAAGACGATCCTAAAAGCACCTGGGTGCGAGCGAACGCAATCAGCATGCCTGTCCTTGGTGACGCTAACTACACCGCGGCCATGACCGTCCTCTAAGAGCCAAGGAGAACCACTATGGCAACCATTCGCAGCGACCTGGAAAGCTACGTCATTGCACACGATGAAACCCAGGCCCATGTACTCGCCCCAGGTGCGGAAGTACCCGACGGCGTAACTATCCACCCCGACCTGCTAGAACCGGAACCCGAAGATCCTGAAGATCCTGAAGGCTTGGGTGACGACGGGGAAGGCGGGGAGGACAAGCCCCCAGCAGGTACGAAGACAACCCGCCGGAGTAGCAGCCGTGCTCGCAAGTCTTGACGATGTTAAGGCCCGCATTCCCCACGTGGATTTCGACGAAGACCAAGCTCTAGGGCTATTGGAGGAGGCATCTGCCCTGGTTGAGGGGTACCTGCAAAAACCAGTGCCCGAACCAGTGCCGGAAACCATCAAAATCGTGGTATCCCGCATGGTAGCCAGGGTCATCGAAGCCCCCAAGGAAACCGCCTTCCAAGAATCCATGCAGGTCACCGCCGGCCCGTTTAGCCAAAGCGCGAACTTCACCCACGGTGGTAGTGGTGGCGCCCCCTGGCTCACCACATCGGATAAAACAATGTTGGCTCCCTTCCGTAAGAAACGCCGCGGTATCTACTCCATCACCATGAGCTAAAGAAAGTAGGGGGCGATGCCAGGCCTGCCCACAAACAGTTATTACCCGGTGACCCGGCTCCGCCGCTTCAAAACCGGCACCGATGAGCTCGGCAACCCCACCTACGGGCTCCAGGGCACCATCATTCACGTAGCGGGGTGGGTTTCGCCCACCACCGCAGAACCCGAACTAGCGGGCCATGCCCGCCGAACAGTCGCCATAAAAATGTACGCCCACCCCGGCGGCTTTATCGAGACCGACATTGTTATCCTCACCCCAGGTGGCGAACGCCTAGAGGTTGTGGGCGAACCCGAAAACTACGAACACGGCCCCTTCGGCTGGGCCCCAGAATTGGAGGTGATTAATCTTGCCGGAATCGAATAACCAATGGTTAGAAGTAACCCTCGGCGCTGAGGAAGACCGATCCGATTATGTCCAATGCGTAAGCCTATCCTTCGATGGCGGCAGTCTTATCTGTTTCGCCGATGAAGGCATGCGGCAAGTACGAGCAGCCTATTCGCCCACCGGATGGGCCAGGTGCAGGTGGGTGGATTACAGCGAAATACGCGCCGAACAAGACCAAGCTCGGCACAAGTGAGCAGGCTATGGCAAAGTACGCGCCGAACAAATCCGCGCTGAAAGCACTGCTCAAAGACCCCATGACCCAAGGGATCGTAGTCGACCACGCCGAACAAATAGCAGCCCGCGCTGGTGACGGTTTTGTCTCCTCCTACCAGATGGGCAAAACCCGCCACCGCTGCATCATCTACGCCGACACCTGGTCAGCCAAACGTCGAGAAGCCAGGGACAACATCCTCACCAGAGCCCTAGGCTAACCCACCCCCTGGAAGGAGGCCCATGTGACCACCACCGCAACCACCACAGTGATTGCCGAGCTGGCGCGCCGGGTAGGGGTGCCAGTATCTAGCCGCATGCCGGGCACCCCGAAACCGCAAGCCTTCATCATTGTTTCCCGCATCGGCGGCGGCATGGAGGACTGGGCACTCCGCAGCCCCCGGTTTTTAGTGGAGTGCTACGCCCATACCGAGCTGGACGCTGAGGCCCTGGCCGAAACGGCCTACGAAGCGTGGGTGCGGATGCGAAGCAGTCAAATCCAATCCACCACCATAGATACCCTCACCAGGTACGCAGACCCCGACCCGAAGCTCTACCGCTTCCAATTCACCGGTGGCGTGCGGCTCCTAGCCCACTAGCCGGCCCCTGGCGCGGCAGCAGGGGACACCATCCTGCCGCAACTCCCTTTTCCGACATTCCTGATTTAGGAGAATACCCATGGCTATCAACATTCAAAACGCCTTCGTGGCCACCCCGCCCATCGACGGCGGCGTCTACTTCAACGCCCCAGTCGATACCCCGCTGCCGAAAACTGCCCTCGAAACCCTCCATAAGGATTTCAAAGATCACGGCGCTGTAGGCGAAGACGGTTTCACTCACACCATTAACCGGGAAACCAGCACCGAAAAAATGTTCGGCGGAGATGACTGGGTAGACACCCAAACCTCGTATACCGAAACAGTCGTTCTCACCCTGCTCGAAGACGGCAACACTAATGTGCTCCGATCTTGCTTCGGCGACGCAAACGTCATCGAAAAAGCAGCCACCGACAAGCACGGCCGCCAGATCACCGTGTACCACACTGCTGAACGGCTACCGCTCAAGCGCCACGTTGTGAAAGCTGTTTCCGGCGAAAAAGCTAAAACCTTGGTCGTACCGGTCGGCCGGATCACTACCGTGGAAAAAACCGCTGAGGTCCATTCCGCATCCACGAAATACAACGTCACGATCACTGCTTTCAAGGGCCCCGCCGAATTCAAATTCGCAAACTCCTTCGAGCTGCGGGACGACGGCATGGTCGACTCCAGCAACCCAGACCCCGACGCCCAAGACCGGACCGTGACCCTCCCTGCTGGTGTTACAGGCGGCACCTTCACCCTTTCCGTCGACGGCCACGCCACCGCTGAACTCGCATTTAACGCCGGCGCTGAAACAGTACAGGCCGAGCTGCGTAAACTCGCAGGCGCCACCACCGCCACCGTCACAGGTAATGCTGGCGGGCCCTACACCATCAAAGATGTCGCCGGGGCCCTCACCGCCGATGGAACCAAACTCACCGGCGGTGCGGGCACCACCATCACCGTAAACCCCTAAACCCCTCCCCGGTAACTCCGGGCGGCGGAGGGAACAACAACGGCGGCGGGCCTGTACCGCCGCCCCCGAAACCGGACACCCGCCGACGAGCCGTATCATTCGGGTGGGAAGACACCTCATCGAAAACCTACAACTGGGAAGAAACCCTCCAAAAAGTAGTAGACGCTGGCGGCACCACCATCGACCTAGCGGTAGGCCGACCCGAATGGCTGCTCTCCCCAGAAGTGCCCTCAGACAGTGGGCTCACATCATCCCTATCAGCAGCCGAAGGCGACCCCATCGCAGGGATCATCGACACCGCCCGTGCAGCTGGCATCACAAGCATCTACCTCACCCTGGATGCTATGGCCACCACCACCCTGGCGAAACCCGAATACCAAGAACTACGCTCCGTATCCAGAGACGGCACCATCCGAGACGACCTGGGCAGCGCCTACGCCCTCACCAAAGGACACATCGGTGACATGCTAGAGGCCGCCGCACGGCACCTCGCGGCCCGCTACGGCAACCGCATCAACGGCATCATCCTCACCGAAATCCACTGGGACTCCGGGTCATTTTCGGCCAAAGACCTGGAGCTATTCAAACAAGACACCGGTGAGACAGATTGGACCCGCCGCGGCGACGGCACCCCCCACGAAGGGCCCAAAGAGCTGGCGTGGTTCGGTGATAAAATGGCCGAAGTCGCAGGCCGCATCAAACGCGCCATCGGTAATGTCCAACTGGTTTTCGACGTGCGAGTCAACTGGGCCAACCCGCCTGCGGGCCGGCCCGACAGCGGACACGACTATGCCAAACTGTTGCGGCATGCCAATCTGATTCAGCCCTGGGTCTACTTCGACGCTGGGCAGGCTGGGAAAGCCGCGCCCCTGGTGGAAGCACTCACCGCACAATGGCCAGGCAAGATCCGCCCCTCCATCGGCCTGTGGGATGCGGGCGGCACCACCATCCCCGCAACCGACCTGGACACGGCTATCACCTCACTACGCGACCAACCGTGGCTGCAAGTCACACCAGCATCAAAACTCACCACTGCCCACTGGCAGGTGTTGAAAAACTGGCGCTAACCACACTGAAAAAAGAGGGGCGGCGGGCGAAACCCCGTTACCGCCCGCGGCCCCTCCCACCCTCTATCAACTAAGGAATCATCATGGCATTCGACATCCCCGGATTCGACAACATCGAATTCAACATCCCAGCAGGCAAAGACAAAAAAATCACCATCACCATCCCCCCAGTTGACTGCCTGTACCCCACAGACATCGTCGCCATCCAAAACGAAATGGACAAACAACACATCAAAAACGGCTCGGTCGAAACTATGCGGCTTTTCTTGTTGTATTTCAACAACACCCAAGCGAAGAAGGATGCCATCAGCAAGCTGGTGCAACGTCAGCTGGTGGAAATCGACCGCATCTGGAGCCAGGAATCAGGTATCCCACTGGGGGAATCCTTGCCCTCCACCGATACGCCTTCGGAGGGGACCCCCAACTCACCGACGCCCTCCGAGTAGACCTCCTTAACATTGGGCACTCACTCAGCAACATAGGCCGCACCTACCGGTGGAGCGACCTTAGGGCATTCCTCAAACACCTACCAGCCACATCCCACCTCCACACCTACCTCAACCCCGCAGCCGCCGAAGCCGCCGCCTGGGTGGTACCCACCAACCAAATATTGGGTGCGCTCTTCGACCAACAGTACATCCTGGCCCTGGCCCGCGCCGGGAAAAACACAAATGGTGTTGGGGGTCTTATTCAACAAACCATCGAAGGTATTGAGGCATCTCACCAACAGGTGAGCCGGCCGCATAGGCGGGAGCTGACCGCCGCGGAGATCAGGCAGAAAGTCAAGGAAAAGCACCACATCTAAATCTGAAGGAGGGGATTTTTCATGGGCGCAGAGCTCGGCACCGGCTACATCTCGATCATCCCCGAGGTGAGCAAAATCAGCCCCACCATCGCCAAAGCGCTGGGGAGTGTGGAAAGCGAAGCCGAGCGCCGCGGCGGCTCGTGGGGAAGCAAGCTCGCCGCTGGCGTGGGCAAGACGCTGAAAGCCGGGGCGCTCGCCACTGGTGTGGCGGCAGGTGGGCTTATCGGCACCGCCATGGCCAAAGGCATGGGCCGCCTCACCGCTATCGAAAACGCCCAGCAGAAACTCCTCGGCCTAGGCAACGACACGAAAACCGTTGCCGGGGTCATGAACGATGCGCTTTCCTCGGTGAAGGGCACCGCCTTTGGACTGGGGGAGGCAGCATCCGTTGCCGCAGGCCTGGTTGCCGCAGGCATTAAACCCGGCCAGCAGCTGGAAACCACCCTGAAAACCGTGGGTGACACTGCCGCTATTGCCGGCCGGAGCATGCAAGACGTCGGCGTCATCTTCGGCTCGATTGCCGCCCGCGGCAAACTCCAGGGCGACGACATGTTACAGCTCATGGCTTCTGGTATCCCCGTGCTTCAGCTGCTCGCCAAAGAAACCGGGAAAACCTCGGCCGAAATCTCGGATATGGTTTCCAAAGGCCAGATCGACTTTGCGACCTTCGAGAAAGCCATGCGTGCCGGCATGGGTGGGTCCGCCTTGAAAATGGGCGAGTCTTTCACGGGTGCCGCAGCCAATGCCCAGGCGGCCCTGGGCCGGTTGGGTGCTACCGCCCTGAAGCCGTTTTTTGGCCTGGCGAAGGATGGCCTGGTGGTCGCCACCCGCGCCATCGACGGGCTGGAAACCAAAATCAAACCAGTTGCGGCCGATATTGACACCTTCCTTCAGCAGCGCCTAGTGCCAGGGCTCAAAGACGCCAAGAGCGCTGTGGCAAATTTTCTGCAGTCCGATCAGGGCAAAGGCGTGCTTACCGGCGTCCAGGCGGCCTTCAGCGACACGTTTGATGCCGGTAAAGCCCTGGCGCCCGTGGTATCCACTGTGGCTACTGCTCTGGGGCAGGCATCTGCAGCCCTCGGCGTTAGCACCTGGAATATTTTCCTCGGTACTTTGCATGCAGCATCTGGCGTGCTCGTTGCCCTGGCCCCATCTCTCCAGTCTGTCGCTGACCTGCTGAAAGCCCACCCAGGGTTACTAGCGGCCGCCATGGCAGGCTGGACAGCATTCCGCACCGTGCCCGGTATCGTTGGCGGTATCACCACCACCGTGGGCCAGTACACGTCCAAGCTAGCCGAGATGCGGGGGCACGTGTCTAGCCTGTCTGAAATGCGGGGACAAATATCCAGCATCCAAAAATTCTACAGGGATGCTGGTGTGGAAATGGACCGGGTCGGGGCAACCACACACTACCTGACCGGCGAGCAAAGCGGTTTGGCTGCCGCCGTGCTTAAGGCCGAGGCCGCATTCCAGCAGGGCTCCCCGGCCTTGAAAACATTTGCGGACAAGCACACCGAGGCCGCCCACACTGCACGCGCTGCCCTGGGATCGATCGGTGACGCAGCTGTTGGTGTGGCCCGTGGCGGTTTCTCCCTGCTGAAATCCGGCGCCGAAGGCCTACTAGGCGCCCTCGGCGGGCCCTGGGGCCTAGCGCTCACCGGTGCCGCCGCAGCCCTTACTCTGTTCGCCAGCGAAAACGAAAAAGCAGCTAAGGCTGAGCAGCAGCACAAGAACAACGTTGATGACCTCAAGAATTCCCTGAACGGCATCGAGGAGGCAGCAACCCGGTCGGTGATGGTGCAGCGCGCCTCCAGCGAAGGCCTGATAGACCTGGCCAGCAAGGCAGGTATCGCATCCAGCACCGTGGTGGATGCCATGATGGGGCAAGCCTCCGGCCTGGAAGCCATCCAAGGCAAAGCCGAATCCATTGTCACCGCGTTCATGCACGCCCACCCCCAGCTGCAGCAAGCCAAAATCTCCGCCGACGATCTAGAAGCCACCCTCAACGGCAACAAAGACGCGGCTCTTGGCGTGGCCACCGCCCTGGCCGATCTTGATGGTGGCAGCGTAACAGCCCAGCAGCACGCCGCCGAGTCCTTTGCGAAATGGAAGGAAGGCCTGACTGATGCGGACCTGGCGACATTAAAGCTGGCTGAGTCCACCCGGGGCGCCAACAACGATCTGGAAGAGGCAACCAGGCAGCACGAAGCCGAAGCGGCCGCCATGACGAATGCCGCTAAGGAAGCTGATGCGGCGGCTCAGATCTACTCAATCCTGGGTGATAAGATCAAATCCATCCCCGATGACAAAACGATCAAAGTGGAATCGGATGCGATCACCGATGAAACCAAACAAAAATTAGAAGCCATGGGGGCGAAAGTCTCCGAGCCCTTCGAGGGGCAGGTGACCATTGACTTCCCCGACGCTTTCTCCATCATTTCTCTGCTGGATCAGATGGGGGTCAAGCTCTCCAGCCTCGACGGTTATATTCACATTGATAATGCCGAAGTGCCCGGCACTATCGAAAAACTGGATGCCCTAGGGTTGAAAACGAAAACCCTCCCCGGCGGCAAAGTTGTTATCGACTCCAACGACCCTGATGTCAAAACCCGCATGCTTGACCTGGGTATCCTGGTCAAAGATAAGCGCACCGGTGAAGTCAAAATCAACGACAACGTACCAGAAGTCATCAAGCGGATCCATGGCCTGAGCGGGCAAAATACCACATCTCGCCACACGATTTCGGTGGAAACCGTGTATGTAGGTGGGGGCCGTCCCGCGCTTCTCCCTGATGGCAGCCCGGCACGCCGTGCTATGGGCGGTGTTGTAGGGCTCGCTGCTGGCGGCCTGTTCGGCACCCCGGCAGGGTATCGGCTGCCCCTCTCCGGGCCCGGTACCACCGAAACCGATGGTTTCCAAGGCGTCGACAGGCAGGGCAGGCCCACAGCCCGGGTTGATGCTGGGGAATGGGTCATCAACCGCAGGTCCTCGGCCAAGCACCATAATTTGCTGCGGGCGATTAATGATGATTCTCCCAAGCTCAATAAGATCCTAGGGGGCGTGCAGGCTCTGGCTGATGGTGGGGTCGTCACCCCAGGCGAGCTCCTGCGGTTCGCCAAAGGTGAAACCGTCAACGGTAAGAAGGCCCCGCGGTCTCTCGAAGGCGCACCGTATGTTTTCGGCGGTGGGCTACTCGCTAACTGGGGCGATTGCAGCGGTGCGATGAGTGGCCTGGCCGCACTAGCTGTGGGATGGCCACTCGACGGCCGCAAGTTCGCCACCGGGGATGAAGGCCCCGTACTGGCCCGCATGGGGTTCAGCACCGGCCTGGGCAGCGGCGGCCCCAGGTTTTCCATCGGCTGGCTCAACGGCGGCCCCGCCGGTGGGCACACCTCAGGCACCATCCATTTCACCGACGGCCAAGCCGTCAACGTCGAAATGGGCGGCGGGCGTGGTAACGGTCAAATCGGCGGCGGGGCAGCACCAGCCTCCCACCCCCAGTACACCAACCACGCCTACCTGCCGCTCATTGCCGGGCAGATCGTCACCATCAACGGCAAAGACTACGATCCTGCCGACTTTTTGAGCCTCGGGGATGACATCGAATCTACCTCCGTGGATGGGGTAAAAACCAGCCGCGGCAACGTTTCATGGGGCAAAGCCCAAAGCCTGTTTGACCAGGCCAAAAAATATGTGCAGTACGGGCCGAAGTTCGACACCGGCGGCAGGTGGCCATCCGGCGTCCGAGGACGGAACGAATCCGGCGCCGATGAGCTAGTGCTCACAAACCAGCAGTGGAAGCACCAGTCAACCATCGCTCGAACCTTGCCGGAGATCGGTAAGCAGAATGCCACTGCGGCGAAAATCCTCATGGCGGCAGGCGAAAAATTCGATAAAGCCGCTGGGGAAATCTCCACCGTGGCAAAGCTCTTCGCACACGACGCCGAAGACACCCGGGTCATTGTGCAAGCCGAAGGCCGCCATTTCGGAGGTGGCTGGTTGGACTCCGCCGAAGTTGTAAGAGACGCCGAAAAGGGTCTCTATGAGCTGCGGAAAAAGATCGCCACCGAATCCGATAGCATCAGCAAAGCCGAAAAGGAACTTGCCGACGCTAAGAAGGAATTGGCGAAAACCGAGAAAGAGGGCGCCGCGGTATCCAAGGCCGATAGGCGAAAACTTGAGGATGCCGAAAAATCCTTGGCTGACGCCAGGAAGAAAGGCAAAGCCGACCGCATCGCCGACGCTGAGAAGAAACTCGCCCGGGTACGGGAAGACATCGGCGACAACTTGGAAAAATCCACCGACAAGAACGCCAAAGCGGTCAAATCCGCCCAGGAAAAGGTGAATAAAGCGGAGGACAAACTGACGGCGGCTCGTGCCGCCCAGGCTGAGTCCCTCGCTGATCTAGAGGCGGCCGAGCGTACCGTGGCGGCATCCCGTTATCAGGCAGCCAGCGAGATTGCCGAAAAGATCGGCGGCTCACTCTCCGCCGGCATTGGGCACATCGCCAGCTTCTTCTCTGAGATAGAGAAAGCCGCCGGTATCGTGGATAAAACCCGGCAAGAGGTTTCCAAGCTGGAAATGCAGCAGCAAACCAACACCCTCACCAGGGTGAAAGCGTTAGCTGAGCTGCAGATCAGGGAGCGGGACGTGGAGCGCACCCGCGCCCGCGGCATCGTGAGCATCGCCCAAGCCGAGGCCGCCCTCGCCGAGGCCCGTAAGCAGTCTGCCCTCATGGGGTCCACCAGCGTTGAGGCTATGAAAGGCGCCATTGACCGCTTCTACCGCACCGGCAAATTCACCGTCGAAGACCTGACCGCCTCTGTGGTGGCAAACAGCAAGGAAATCCAGGCCGCCGAATGGGGAATCCGGGTCGCAAGGGCCCAAGCCGCAGTCGACGACCTGGAAGCGGCGAAAGCCCAATCCGAGGCCCGCTACGAGGCGCTGGAGGCAACGCTGAAACAAACCGCGGCAGCGCAGCTGCTGCGGGCCCAAACCACAGCCCTTGCCGAGCAAACCGCCAGCCTATACGGCATGACCGCCAACCAAGCCCAAGGTGCGTCCAAGGGCTTCGGTGGGGTATCTAAGCTGGTAGGCGGCATCGGCAAGCTCCTAGCCGGCGCCGCTGCCGGTGTCGCTGGTTTCACCGTCGGCGGGCCCCTCGGCGCCCTAGCAGGCGCCGGCATGGCATTAGGTGGCCTGAAAGACCTGGTGCAGGGCGGCATTGACATCCACCAAAACAAGGACTCCATCAAAGACGCCTGGAAGAATCTAGGGACAGCTGAAAAAGCCGCCCTGGTTCTGGGGTCCGCGGGCGGTGCCGCCCTTACCATTGGTGGCGGTGTGCTCTCCCAACAATACGGAGTAGAAGCCGCCACCGGTGGCGCCAAGCTCGGCGAACAATTCATGGAGAGCACTATCGGCGCACTCCAATACGGTATCAGCGGCAGGATCGAAAAATCCCAACGCCAAACCGAAGACCGACTCACCGCTATCCAACGCCAGATCGACCAAAACAACCTCAACCTGGAGCTAGAGCGCGCCACTAAAACCGTGGAATACCTCCGGCAAAAAGACAAACTGACCGCCGAACTGGAATACGCGAAACTCAAACAAGAGATCGAAAAAACCGACGACGAAAAAGTGCGGAAAGCACTCGCCGCCGCCGCGGAAGTAGAACGCCTCCGCTCACTCGCCACAACCACCGAGGTAGCACAAACCGGGGAACTCCGCCAGCTCAACGCCACCCTGGCAGAACTCCTCGCGGTCACGAAACGCTCACTCGCCACAGGCTCCGGACAAGTCGGCCAGCTATCGGCAGTTGATGCGGTGCGCTACGAGCGAGCCCGAATCTAACAGAAAGGAGGCACCATGATTGATCGGCGCTATTTAGTGCGGTACATCGCCCCCACCGGTAAAACCTGGGAGCTTTCATCCAGCACCTGGATAGCAGGCATCCGTAGGGCCGGCATCAAAGAGCTGATTGGTCGGCCCGAAGCCACCGGCATCGAAACCCTTGGCGTACCAGGCCGTGCCATCGAAGGCCTCCGATTCCCAGCCATCGAAGGCTCCCTCGACCTCTTCGTCCGCGCCGGGCAGGGCCGGCATGCCCATGATATTTGGGCAGAGTTTCGCCATGGTTTCTCCATCCTCCCGCCGTTGGGCACGCTCCAGATCGAGTCACCCATGGGCACCATGCACGCCCAAGTGAGACTCAACGGTGCCCCATCTGATCTAGAAGTTGATGATGCTACGGCCGATGTGTGGGCACTATCCATACCGCTTGCTATTGACGCTGGCTACTGGGAAACGACCCCATTCCGAAAAACCGGGAGCGTCACAGTGACAAATTCTGGTCAGGTGTACATATGGCCGGAAATCGTGTGGGAAGGGGCCGGTGGGAAAGTAACACTCCCCTCCAAGGCGGAATTCACCCTGCCTGCCGTGGATTCTACCCGCCGGCTGCACCTGGACCCGCAGAGATCCCACCAAGTACTCAATGGCCTAGGCATACGGGATGATGATCTCTGGCGCAAAATCCGAGGCCAAATCATTTCCGAAGGCGTACCCCCGGGGCAAAGCAGGCAATACACACTGCCGGCCGGGGCGTTTCTGGAGTGGCGGATAGGAGTGCTCGACCCATGGCGATGACAATAGGGCAATGGTGGCAGCACGCTAGGCATCGGGCTATGGTGGTGGAAGATTTCGGACAATGGATTGGGCTGCTGGATGAAAACTGCGAGCCGCTTTTCGATTGCCCACCACCAATAGAATTCTCGGCGCCCGCCACCCGGGGCGCCCCGGTATCAGGCCGGTTCCTCCACAAAATAGCAGACGGCGCTAGTGGGGCAGTACACCCGTTAGCGGATGAGCTGATTACTGATTTCGGCGCAGCCCAAAACGGGCAGCTTATCGAGGCTGATGGGCCTACCCGCTACATCATGGTGGAGCGCCCAGGCTTCCGCAGGGTGTATCGGATCACCCACACCGTAGCCAGGGGCACCTTCCACACCCCAACCCTCGTGGAGATCAACGGCACTGACCTGCTCTCAATCCTGAACCGGCATGTAGCCTGGTCAAACCCCCAAGCGCTTCGAACAGGCAGCTTCCAGACGTTTACCCGCGACTGGGTAGGCGACCCCACCAAGCTGGAGCTGTATAAAACACCCCGTGATTTGATGCACTACCCCATGGTCACCGCGGTTGACGGGGTAACCATGGAAGGCCCAGCTGAAACCGTGATCCGCAACGTCATCGCCAACTCCTTGGAGATCGGATTCAAGCTGTGGGGGAAGGGACAACGGATTGTGGTGTCGACGGCATCCTCCGGGCTGCCATCCCCACACCTGGCGTATACCGCTGACGACCAGCCCCTCTGGGATTCCATAGGCGCTCTAGCGCTCCAGGCCGGCATCACCGTCACCTGCGATTTGTGGTTCCCATCCGACCCCCAACCCATAGGGGTGAAACTCCTCACCCAACCCACCATGATCGTTCGCGTCACCCAAGGCTAGCAGTCGCAGATAGGAGGAGATCATGACTGAAAAAACCGACGTCATCCTCATTGCTGATGGTGGTGACCTTACCGTAGGCCGCCACATGCCCGCCTACACCTACGGCGCTTTCGACGTCACCATTCCCGCCGACAAACAACAAGAGCAACCTGCCGAGAGCCGGCTCCGCAACGGCTACATCTACCGCCCACCCAATGCCGGCGCTGGCGCTTTCGACGTGGGGTTTGTGCGTGCCGATGTCACCCTCAACATGAACGGCAAATCCTCCAACCTCGAAACCGCAGTAGACACAGCCCAAAAACGGGTCGACGGCAATCTATTCTTCGAACGCGACATCACCGGCCGCGGCCTCGGCGCCTACGAGCCCGGCGCGGATTTCCGGCTTGGGGATGTGGTTTTGGTGGAGATTTGGGGCAGGCGCATCAAGGTGCCGGTGACCGCTATCGACCTTATTGGCAATAGCCAGGAGGGGGCTAGGGGCTGGCGGGTTCATGTGGGTGGGCAGATGATTTCCGATGCTGAGGCCCTGAAAACCCACAACAATGCTATCTGGGAGCGTATAAATCAGGAGCGGGCAGAACGGCTGCGCACGGTCGGGGCGGTGCAGAAGACCGCCACCACGGCGGTAACCGCGGCTGGTGTGGCCGATGTGAAAGCCGCCACAGCAGATACCAAAGCCGATAACGCAGCGGTTGCTGCTGATGATGCTGATAGGAAAGCTAGGGAAGCTGACCGAAAAGCTATTGAGGCCCTGCAAACTACGATCACTGGCGTGCCTCGTATCCTCCATATCGACACCGGAGATATCAATCTTTTCACCGGATCTAGCGGAAAGATTAACTCTGGTACTGAATGGGGCACCTTGCGGTGGCTTGCGGCAGGCATTCGGCCTCGCAGTGGTGCTCGCTTTGAAGCCAAAGGCAATTGGGTTGGATCCATTCTCATGATCGCGGTATCCGACCAGGGTGCAACAGATGTGAGCTGCGCCAATATTACCGCTGGAAACCGATATCATGATTCGGCAACCGGTGGGCTTTTCCAGGCGTATAAATCGGCTACGGTTTTCATTCTTCCCAGCGCATAACAACACTAAGGAGTATTATCATGCCAACTATTACTGGTGATTTGAAGCTCGTAACTCAAATTCCCGCGGGTGCCACTCATTTGCATATCCATGCTCCCCAAACCCGGGTTACCGGCAGCACAGTGATCCTCACCGACCCCGATATCATTCAGGTAAAACCCGATGGCACCTTCACCACAACCATCGAACCAGGTGAGGCTATCTGCATCCCCGCCTACTCCGGCACCATGGGGCTCCCAATCCCTATCCTTGTGAAACCGGAAACCACAACCTTCGCCGAAGCCGTGCGAAACGCGGGAAATCTTACCGCCGACGAACGCGATTCCGTTATCGACATGTACCACGAAATCGTGGCATCTCAACAAGCCGCAGCAGCCGCCGCCAGCCGTGCCGGGGCGAAAGCCACCGAAGCCGCCACTCATGCTCAAGCGGCAGCGAAATCCGCCACCGAAGCAGCAGCGGCTATCCCCCCGGCAACCGCCACAACCCAAGGCAAAATCCGCTTAGCAGGAGACCTCACCGGCACCGCCGATAACCCTAAAATTATTACAGCGGGCAACTTGGCATGGAGCGTTAGCGCCGAGCCGGGCTCTGTTAAAGAGGGGTTCGTCAAGACCAAATCCGATGGCCAAATCCATATCCATCCCGGTTTAATCACCCAATCATGGCATGCGGTTAGCAAAGGCTATGTTGACGACCAGATAAGCACCAGGGCGCCAGAGTACCATACCCACAATCTAAGTACCATTAACGGAGTGCCAAATAAAGCAACAGATTTAGTTAACGCTTATAAAGGCGAAACTACAATCATGACCAGGGACGCTGCCGGAAAATCTGAAGTCGCCGATCCGGATTACTCGTATGAAATTGCGAACAAGCGATACGTCGATGGTGAAATTGCCAAATTAAACGGTATCTCCGATGTGGATTCCGTGACTGACCATATAACTTTACGGAAGATAGGCCGGTGGGTATTCATCAATGTGCGGGACGCCCCGCCCGGGGCCAAAGGTGAAGTTCACCCAGGTTTTCGCCCCGTAGAGGACATAGACTTCTTCCTCACAGTACCTAATTACCGCGGCTATCCTGGCTTCTGCAATGTCCTTACTAATGGCAGCGTCGAAGTTCGCTTTTCAGGAAATGCCAGCAGCGCCGATCGAGGCTTCGGGTGCGCTACCTACCTAGCAGCAGAATAGAAAGGAAACAGCCATCATGTCATTGCAAGATCTTAAAACCAGCGCCCAATCCCTCACCATGGAGGAGTGGGTGGAGTTCCTCGGCTGGTGTGTGGCTGAGGAGCGGCCGCGCCGGGAGACGCTACAAGCCCAGGAAGAAGCACGCACTCGGCTTATTATGCACCTGCGTGAGCTAGGGGAAATCCCCGCCCCCGACGCACTACGGGAACCACCACGGCATGTGGAAGACGCCCCTGAGTGGCAGCACCCCAAGAGCGAACCGCAAAACTGCTACATTCAGGGCGATATCATCCAGTATGAGGGCAACCTCTACCGAAGCGTATACCCGCATCTGAACTGTTCGGCCCCCGGCGCTGATGGTAAATGGTTGCGTATCGAGCCGGTGCCGGAGCCAGCCACACCACCGGAAGAGCCCCAGTAAACAAACCCCCCATCAAACCCCGGAACACCCCTGTTGCTTGGGCGCGCCGGGGTTTTCGCATGGGCGCAATCTAAATGAAGAAGGAGAAAGTAATATGACTGTGATGCCTGTTGAAGCGGGCTTTTACGTGACCAGCGGTTTCGGCCCGCGGGAGGGGGGTGAGTTCCACTACGGTACGGATTTCGGCCGTGATGGTGGTAGTGGTAACCACTTGGTTTTCGCTATCCGGCCGGGTACTGTGCAGTACGCCGGGCAGGCTGCTGGTTTCGGCGAGTGGGTGACAATTGACCATCCGGCTGATGTGGGTGGGGGCTATAGTGTGTACGGGCATGTGATCCCCGAGGTGGTGGCTGGCCAGTGGGTAGGGGAGGGGCAGCGTATCGCTCGTATCAACCCTAACCCCGCGACAAACGGGGGTTTCCCGCCCCATCTGCATTTGGAGTTTCACCGGTTTGTGTGGGCGCCGCCCGGCCCTGACCGTATCGACCCCATGAGTATCCTTGCGGGCGCCCCCTACCCGGATAGTGGGGCATTGGCGGCGGCCGCGTCCTTTGGTGATCCGCTGTTTGGCGTGGATGTGAGCGAGCATCAGGATGGCATAAGCCTCCAGCAAGCAGCCCGTGAAGGTATTAGCTTCGCTATTATCCGCACCACGGATGGCACTTACCGGGATCGCTGCTACCGCAGCCACCTGGAGGACGCTGAAGCCGCCGGCATGCTCACCGCCGCCTACCACTACCTGCGGAACCCTTCCGAGGGCACCAGCATCCAGGAACAGGTGAACGCTTCACTAGCGGTGATGGGGGACGCCATTCGCCCCATGTGGCTTGACGTTGAGACCGAGGCAGGGCTCTCGGTGGAGCACATCCGTGAGGCCAAACGGTACTTTGAGGCTGCTGGGGTGCGGGTGTGCGGCGTGTACTCCTACGTGCCCTACTGGGAGCGCAGGATCACAGGCGGTGAGCCAGACAGCAACGAATTCGGGGCCCTTTGGGTAGCCGCCTACGGGCAAGACCGCCAGGGTGACCCCAGCCTCATCTACCCCGGCAACGCGCACCCACAGTGGGACTATCCGCTGGGCAACCAAAAGCCCCGGATTTGGCAATACGGATCCCGCGCTTTGGTGGCGGGCTTCGCTGTGGATATTAATGCCTTCCGCGGCACCCGCGATGAATTGCGCACAATTTTCTACGGGGGCGCTACGCCCCCAAACCAACCAACCAAGGAGGATTTTCTCATGGCACTAACCGACGCTGAACAGCGCGAGCTCCTGCATCTCACCCGAGACATCGCAACCCAACTCCAAGGCCCCCGGCAGGAAGACCTACCCGACGGACAGAAAAACCCGGCAGGTGGCCGCGGCTGGCCACAACTCGGAGCCACCCCCACCGGTCAATATCACACCCTGGTTGACGGGCTCAGCGAAACCCAAGCCGATGTGAAAGCCCTACTCGCCTGGGCCGCTGCTCAAAGCGGCACCACCATCGAGGCCATCAAAAACCACTACGCAACCACACAGGAAGGAAAATAATCATGTGGACTAAAATATTCTGGATCGACGCAGCAGACCGCGCCCTCCGCACCTTCGCCCAAGCCTTGCTCGCAACCATTACTGTTGGAGACGCTATCTACCACGTGGAATGGACAGCAGGCCTGGGCATCGCAGCTACCGCCGCAATCGCATCTCTGCTCACCTCCGTTGCCACATCGAAAGTCGGTGATGCCGGCACTGCCGCCATCATCACCCCAAACGCTCATACCAGCGGTGACCATGCAGCATGATTGACAACATCACCACCCTCATGAATGCGGTAGATGCGCTCATCCGCAGCCTTGACCCAGTGCTAGTAGCCGCAGTCATCGACGCGGCATCAGCATTATCCGCCTAAACAGATCGGAGGAAAACATGGGGCCCATGGACTTCATCAAAACCATATCTACCGTGGCCCCCACTAATCAGGGCTTCTGGGCAGCACTGTGGGGCTGGATCAGCCCCACAGAAGCCGTCACCCTGGCCATTATCGGCGCCGCCGGAACCTGGTACAAAATCTTTACCGACCGCAAAATGGCCGAACTACGGGCTGAGGTCGACTGGGCTAAGGCTGACGCCGAGAAAGATGCTGCCAAAGCCGCCGCCCTAGAGCGTAAAGCTGAGGCTATAGATAAAGCATCACAAGAGCTGAGGGAATGGCTTACCACCCGGGTGTCAGTGCTGGAAGCCAAGGTGGAAGAAATGCAGCACGAACGGGAGGCCTATCTTCGAGTAGCAGCCGCCTTCTTCGACGTTCTCGATGACTATCCTGACCCGCCCGGCCCGCCCAGAATATCCGCCCATGTTGCCAGCTACATCGGCTGGACAAACATCGACACCAAACCAAACACCTAA